TTGTGATAACAGCAAAGAATATGGACGCAATGCGTCCTGACATTCTTGTCTATGTGAATGGTGAAATGGTATTTACGAAGGAGAGTGGCGTTCTGCCCCAGGCTGCCACCACGGAGAAGAACTATATTGGCAAGTCGAATTGGACGGATGAGCCTGGTGGCTATGAACTTAAGGATGAGTTGCTGAAGGGCTCGGTCTTTGATTTCCGTATTTATAATGGGGTGCTTTCTAGCCGTAAGATTAAGCACATATTTCAATGGGGACTGGATCATTTGGGGCAGATGGCGGCGGGGAGCTCATAGGCCAAATCGCCGCTTGGAGTCAACCAGCGATTTAGAGGCCAAATCGCCGCTTGTAATCAGCCAACGACTCCCGAAAAGACGGCTTGTTCCACAGGATCCACCGGGACAGCGCCCCAGCCGTGTCGGGCTTGTTCCAGCTCTCACCCATGCCCGAATGGCGCTTAATGTAGCGCTGCTTTCTTGTAGCATTCTTGTGTTTTGTGTAGTCCGACATTCCTCTGGCTCCAAAAGGCACGACCTTTTCCCTACCATTCCGCTCAAAAACTGCATCCCACTTCTTCTCGGGCCGGTGCGACCGGCGAACAGTCTTCAAACGCAGACCTTTAGGCATCTCTACATTTATCGCACATTTCCTGTAATGAGCGACTTGAGCCCCTCCTTCTGTTTGAAAAATCGCTTCGGATTTGTGGGACCGTAGACACGGAGGTCTGAAAGACGTATGGCCTCATTGTACATCCAATCGGCAGGAAGGAAAACGCCGGCCTCCTTTGCCTCTTCAAATGTTTCCATAATCTTCGCACAGCATCTCGGATTTACAAGCATAGCATGTGTTCCCCAGAACCGCCCCACCTTACTATATGACCCTGTAAACTGCTCTGACTCCACATACTCATTCGCCCCCAATAGGATAATATCCCAGTGATGTTCTACTGACCGAACAAACTCCTGGACTTCCTCAAAGGGTACACTCATTACGACATCGTCCTCAAACACGAAAAAAGGCTCCGTACAAATCATTGCCTGCTCTAAAATCCCTAGATGGCTCTCAGCACAGCCCACCATCCCCTGTGTAAGCTGGCTAAATCGCCAGGGGTGCTTCTTAGGACTATTTGCATCATTCCAGGTGGCCTGCCCATCCGAGGCCAAAAATATCTGTAGTACGAGTCCCGTTTGTCTTTCTAAGTTTTCAATCAGTGGCATTCTTTCTGTTGATGTTGGCAAGTGTATTACATACGCCTCCATTGTCTTCTTTGAGTTCCGGATTTTTGTTTAGACCTGTGGGTATTTTTAATGTCCACGGGTCGGCTACAAATGGGCATTTCTAATGCTCATTGGTTTAGACCTGTGGGTCTAGAACCTCATTCCCGTCTTCCCCCACAATCGTATTCTTCTCGTGCTTGTAAATGGCCCGAATAGGAACCCACTCCCACTTGTCATCGACCTGCGGAACTGCCATGCGAGTCGTATGGGACAGCTTCTTGAAACTCTCGTTGGTGTAGGCACGCAGGCTCTCCAGAGTGGGAGCCATCTCAGCCTCAATCCACTCCTGAAACAGCGGTGTGGGCAGAACCGCTGCCCGACTACAGAAGTCCCGAAACACGTCGGCAGTGGCAATGACCAGCGTCTGAAGAATCTGGCCAATCTCCCTCTTGCGGTTGAACTTGGCCTCATTGTGCTCGAGGAGTTGCTGCCACTTCTCCTCTGTGATCTTATTCATGAGGTACTCGACATTCATCTCCTTATTGTACATCGCTGGCAGTACAACAGGATAGTCGCGTAGACGCTCCTCAAACTCTGTGATGTTGCGGTGAACATCGTATATATACTTCCCCTGCTTATTGTTATAAAGAGTCACGTGATGGTCGTGGTGTAAGGCAGTTTGTATGTCATGCCCCGCAGGAATACCGCCGCAAGGAATATCGCCGGGCTCCCTTGGAGCCACACCGCCCGCCCCATTGCGACGCATCCACTCGTAATAGTGGGGATTGTGGACTCGCCCCGTCACCACTTGGCCTGATTCCCAGCTGAAGGCCGTACCACAGCCATCAACGGTACACCACATCTGGTCGCACCCGCTGATCTTGAAGATGCGCACTCCACACTTCGGGCACGGGCGCGTCTCCTTCTTGATGGCCTTCGCCGTCTCCACGGCATCAGGCTTACAGGCGTGCTCTTCTTCACCAAGTACTTCCATACACTCAGAGCAGGTCTTCTTCTCGCACACGCCACACTTGTAGGCAGTGGAGAGGAAGCCACGGCAATCATCTGCTGGGCACCGCATAACAAACTCCCGCCGCTGCTTCTTTGCCTCATCTCCCCCCTCTTCGCCCGTCTCGTACACTCGCTGCCACCGCTGAATCACACGGCTCACGGCGCTGTAAGACTTCAGAGCGGCCTTGTACACGGTCTCAAAGTACTTGTCTCGGATAGTTTCGGAGGCTTTGACCTCGACCATCTTCTTCTGGATTTCAGCCTCAATGGAAGCCAGTTCCACCTTGAGCGACTCAGCGTCGGAAGGGGAGATTCCCTTTACATTTTTCAAGTTGGCGTTCTCCTTCTTCTTTTCCAGCACAGCCAGCTCCATCTTCACCAGGTAGGTAGCGCTTCTCAGCCTTGTTTCCTCATCCAAGGCCTTCTTGTAAGCCTCGTGTACCGTCTTCAGACGATCCTGCGTGTCCGCAATCTTCTTCCTGGCCTCGACGAAGACCTGCATGGCCGGCAGCAGGCTCTTCTCTCGCTCCAAGAGTATCTTGCGCCGATGATAACGGAGCGTCTTCGTGCGGAACACGACAGGAAAGTTGGCCGTCATGAACTCGGTGCTCCAGCCCTGCTTACACGTGTAGCAGTGCGGGTCCGAATAGGTGCTCAACAGATAGTTCTGCTGGCATTGGCGACAGGCTCCCACAGGGCAGTACTGGCACACGACCTTCACGCGCGTCTTCTTGGTATAGGACTCCAGGCAGATGCCACACTTCGGTTCCATCTTGGCTATGTTTTATCAGGGGCGACGAATGACGTCAATTTTTCTTTTCGGTCGCGGAAAGCTTCGCAGCCTCCTCCTGTTGCCACTTGATGAAGCCATGAGAGGTCTCCACGAAATACGAGGACCCGAGGAGTTCCGTGGCGAGCATGTGAAGGGCGTGCTGTTGCTCTGACAGCGCGGCAATGTAGGGGAGAGCCGACTCAGGAATGGCGTGAGGAGGAGGGGCAACGTAAGGACCGGGCATCTTGTTTGGCTCTATTGAGAGCCGAGGATCTCGGCAATTTTTCTAACCTCACTGTAAGGATGGCGAAGACTCGCAAGCGAAACAGGCAACACGGAGGTTCAAAATCCATCACCATATATCTGATGTGTTTCAATGAAGAAGTCCTCATTCCTCACACAGTTAAATATTACCGAAAGCGGTTTCCTGGAGCCGAAATCGTCATTATTGACAATCAGAGCACGGACCGTTCAACAGAGTTAGCTAAGGATCTCGGCTGTACCGTTCATACGCTAAACACTTCCAATGAGTTTGATGAGTTTCGCCTTACGTTTGCCCGTAACACGGTGTGGAAGACGGCGAAGACTGACTGGGTCCTCATATGCGACATGGACGAATATCTAGTGGCCTCAACAAAGGACCTCGTTGCCGAGAAACAGCGGGGCACTACGATTCTCAAAACGAAGGCCTTCGAAATGGTGGGCGAGAGTCAGAAAGAGGACATTTCCAACATACAACTTACAAGGGTGGCAAAAGGCTTTCGCTTATCATCCTACGACAAGAGTATTTGCTTCCGTCGCGATAAAATCACCGAGATTCATTTTGACCTCGGCTCCCATACGGCAAGTCCTCAGGGCGAAGTGAAATATTCGGAAAAGGAATATCTGCTCTACCATTTCAAGTTCATTGGTCTTCCCTACCGAAATAAACAGCGTAGTTACGCAAATCGTAGAAAGAGTAAGGCCATGCTTAATGCCAACAAGACCGGTTTACCGAGAGAGTTTGAGCCCGAGACTTTGGCAAAGAACTACAGCGAAAAACTGGGTAAATCTAAACCCCTCCCGATGATTGACGAACTCGTCTAAAAGCATTTTTATATCTTCATATAAGAATGTCGCTCGTAGCATTTGACTTAGATAATACCCTCGGGTATTTTGATTTAATAGCGCCATGGGGTGAAATGTTCAGCCTGGAATTGTTGGAAAATTCTGTGAATTTACAGAATAATCCTGGGTTTCACCTAACAACCAAGGTTCGGATTCTGATGCGAGAAATGGAGAAGAAGTTCATAGAGATAGTTGAGAGTACGCCTATTTTCATGGACACCCTTCTTCGTCCGAATCTGGACGCGCTCCTAGTTCCGCTCATAAGGGCAAAACGGGTCAAGCAGGTTCGTGCCGTCTGTATTTACTCAAACTCATCCAGCATATTCAAGTTGAAGTTCGCCAAGCTCGTCATTGAACATAAATATCGTTGCCCTGGATTCTTTGACTGCCTTGTTGACTCTGTCCACCCTATACGCAATTACGATTGGAGAAAGCGGGAAGACGGTCGCTACGAACCCCTAAAAACCTTTGCCACTCTGAAACGCATCTTCAAGGATCTCTGTGGCGTCAAGAGTATAATATCTCCTGAAGATATTCTCTTCGTAGATGACCGTAATCCGAAACATCATCTGGCGAATGATGAAAAGTTTGGTCTCACATATTTGAAACCGACCGCATTCTCTCCGCCGATTTCTCAAATGATATATGATGAGTTTTACTCAAAGGTCATGTTAACTTTCCATAAAATGGGAGCATTTAATGATATCGACTATATTTCATCGCATGTCTTCGACTGTGTGAAATACGATGTCTATTCTAAGGAGAAGACAAGGCTACATGGAATGTTCCAGTTACTGAGATATATTGAGCATAGTATGGAAGACCGTTCCACTCGGCCCACAGATTTCAAGGACGATTCTAAGAAGATTCAGTATACTATAGCAAAATTCCTTGTTAGAAAATTGAAAAGGTGATGAGAATTAGTGGCAACCTATAAAATGGGCTGTACAATGTCATATAATCCCACGATGAATGCTAAAAGTATCTATCGTGGTATTATTATTATGAATCCTGGGGATGGACGGCCTGAAACGGTGCTCCTGTCTTTGAACGGTGTTCCCTACGTTTGGAGGCGCAACGTGTTTGGCAATTATTCTTTGAAAATGTTGGCCGATTTCATCTATACTAGTCCATAAGGGTTTCAAAGAGGCTGACCGCCCTTCTGAATGAATTTTTATTACAAATCGTTGTGTATAGTGTGTTCCACAGTGCCGAGGCGTGTTCATGTAGTGACACGGGGACAAGAGCAACGGTAGCACTCGTAAACCAATCGACAACATCCACGTCGGCAGGGGAAAAGGTCCGCACCCATTCGGCGCACTTATTTATGATAAAAATGCGAAAATCGGGTTCCTGTTTTAAAAGCATGGTCTTGAACTGCGAAGCATATTTTGCATTATTAGCCTCTCTTTCAAATTCAGCCTCAGTCTTTAGTTCGGCTGGGCGGGCAAAGAGTACAGTTCGGTTTACCGGTGTAATGGGAACTTCAATAGAAGGCATGGAATCTGAATGATTAAAAATGAGGTTTACTCCAGATATTTCTATGTCGTTCATCATTTCTACAAGAGTGTTCTCCATGTTCATTTAGACCCTAATTACAAATAGTTTTTCCGTATCCACCACGCCGTGCTCATGAGTACTCCACCCCACGTCGTATCAGCTATGGCGAACGCAGGGCTGTACCCCTTTAGAGTGGCATAATTCGTAGCATCATAGACTCCATATATACAGGCACCCATGATGAAGGCTTGACCGTAGCTCTCAGGAATCAGGAGAAGATATGACATGAACAGGTAAACGAGCAGTGCCGGACCCACACGAATGCTCATTGCTGAGCCCTGTATAGACTTAATCATGCCGCCGGCCCACGACTGGTTTATGAGGAGCCAGGGTGTATCAATAATAATCAACAGGACGATTCCGACTAGGATGGCTTCTACAGTGACTTCGGGCATTCTACTTATTATTAAGTTTAGACTTGGGGCATTGGTTTAAGCAATTGATTATATGACAAACAGGACAAATGGCCGATTCCGAAATACGCTTGGAGGGGTTTGCAGAATCGCTCAGAAACAGAATGATATATTGTATTGGGTCACCGAAAATGTTACCTGGACTGACTCGTTCACGCATTGGCATTATAGACATGGAAGTGGCTCATCGGGGGAGGAAAGTACTCTTTCTTCAAGAAGGAAACGTGAATGCTGTCTGGCTCCTGCGAATGAAATGGGACGCAACCTTCATTCTTCGTGACTCACAGGATCTTCGCCTAGCACTGACATATGTGATACATTCTACGCGCCCTACACGGCTTGTGTGGGCCGGCTCAGAACCTTCCACACAAGTGATGTCGCAACTTATGAAATGCGACGGACTTACGGTAATCGGTGTCGGTCAGACAAATCCACAGAGTCCGGAGTGGGCTGCCATTTTCTGGACGGCCGATGCCACGCCGGAAAGTGTAGAGCCTGTTCTTCATGGGCATCTCGGTAGTTACAAGACAGAACAATATCACATCAAATCCGTCTTAAAAGAGATTCAGGCTTCTGAGCTCGGTCTTGTCTGGTCCTCCATCGGAGAATCAGATAAGAAAGGTTCACTCTATTGGTTTGATCCATCGGAAGGTTCTACAGGTTCCAACCTCTACTCTCGGGAGGAAACAGTAGAACTCCTACGTTCTATTGCCGACTCTATTTGCGGAACAGCTTGAACGTGCCCTTCTTCGCCTTATAGCCGGCCTTGATGAGGTTCTTGATGGCCTTCTTGCCCGCGGCGTGCTTCTTGCGAGACACGATGCGACCCTTGTGCTTCATCAGGTCCTTCTTCTTGAGGCCACCCGATGTGTGCGCTGCCGTACCGTGCCACACCTGGAGCTTGGAGCCCACCGCCACCTTGTGGGCACCACCGTACATACCCATGGGCTTGTTGCCACCGTACATCATTTTACGGCGCTTGCCACCCATCATGTTGGCGTTGTTGTTGTTACCCTTTCTACGCATGGTGCGGCGACGACGGCCACCGGCCATGGGATTCGCAGGCATGGCATTGGGGGCCATGGCATTAGGACCAGCAGCCGAAGGCATAGGGGGCATGGGGGGCATGGAGGACATAGGGGGCATTGAGGACATACCCGATGTGGGAGTACTCATCTGACCCATGGGCATAGGCTGTCCACCATACATCATTTTACGCGTACCGCGTCTGCTGCGACGACGACCACCACCTGAAGACTTAGTTGACATAGAGGCCTGCATTTATATTATAGGGGAACATATTTATTTAGAGGCTTCAGCATAGTTTATCGCCTTTGAATCGCGAATAGAAAGGCGCGGTATTTTTCCGGAGCGGATTGCCTTGATCAGCGTTTGAATTCGTTCCACGTCATAAATTCCAGCAAAATGTACGAGAAAATCTCCCCTTCTCCACAGAGGCTGACCAGGAAGACCCTGAAGATAGGAATTAAAACGAGTGTGATCGGAAGTAATTTCCACGTGAGCCAAATCGGCCGGATTTAGTTCCAGCAATTTAATAATGGCTGCATTTTCCCACCAAATATGATACAGTAGATCGGTCTGTTCTCCTACACGCTTCCAGAAATCCCTTAACCAAACCGTATTACGCATAAACATATTTCCCGAATTCAAATGGCCGCACGCATCAATTGTCATTAACATGTCCTTCGTTTCCGGAAAGAATGGAAGAATATGTTGTTCTAGGGTGAGGTCCAGATTTGTAATGAGAACGTCGGCATCTGAGAGCCAGACTACGGCATTTTCTGGCAGGTAGTTTAGGACTGACAGGAGATAGGGAATCTTAGACCAGGGAATTGGTCTCGACCGATCCCAAAATTCGGCGCCGCCCTCCTTATAGTCGTAACCGTGTTTTGTAGCATATTCGCGTTTGGATTCCAGACAGTCCTGTAGACCCTTTTTGAAATCGTAGCCAATTGCGAGGGTTACTATTGTCACCGGTGTCACCATTCCTTTAAAGAAAGATTTGCCGATTCTTAGGCTACTCGGATCACAAAAAAATTGAACCGGTCGGCTGCCACAAGAATATCATACAATGACATATCAGTATCAGAAGAATGCAGATGGACTTTATGTATGCCCTCAGTGCGGAGTACTGAAGGAACGACAGAACACGATGCACTATCATATGAAGGCACATGAAGGTAAGCTGCCGTTTCAATGTAATCATTGTACGAAGTCATTTCTTCAGGCGTATACGCTGGAGATTCACAGGAAGGCTCAACATGATAAGGAAGAGAGTCGTCTCATCAAATGCTCTATGGACAAATGCTGTTTTAAGGGAACCGTGACAAAGTCAAATCTTCTCATTCATTTCGTACGGAAACACTGCCAGCCGGCTGTATCAAAGATTCTTAGCATGAATAATGAACTTTATCACTGTAGTGCCTGTAAGAAAGACATGAAATCTAGCACGGCGTTTTATTACCACGCACTATCATGTATTAACGTAGAAGATAGTACGGTGCTTAAGCATCTGAAGGAACTCCAGGCAATCTAGATTAGTCATCACTCTTTATAAAGGTTTGGGAACTTACAATTAGGCTTTTTAGATGGTATCCAAGGGCGCCAAAGGCTGCTATTAACAGTAACTCATAGGCCGGACGTTCGGTTTTTTTACCATAGTAGCCTATCCAGAGAAGAAGAGGGGCCACAATCAAGACATGGAAAACATTAATCCAGAGAGCAGACGACCCGGCCATGTAGCGCATAACGGCCTTTGAGCCCTGGTACACAAAAAGTAGTACGCCGAGCCCGAAGAGAATATTATAGAGCCATTCTGGAGTAGCAGCACGCTGTAACCCGATATAGAGGAAAAGGGGAACTACGAAAAAAATGTGGAAGACGGCTAACAATAGATGGATATCCATTCTTTCTAAGTAAAGGGTGCGTATATTTTTTATAAACTTATATTAGCATGGCGAGGAGAGGTAGATCTCGCAAAATGAAAGGAGGGGGGGCCTTAACTACAAGCACTGCTAAACTGTTTGTTCCCACTACGACTGCTAAACTGTTTGTTCCCACTACGACTACCGCGAAGCCTACAACCACTGTTGCCCCTACTACTACTGCGAAGCCTACAACCACTGTTGCCCCTACAACTACCGCGAAGCCTACAACCACTATTGCTTTTACTACTACCGCGAAGCCTCCCACCACGACTGCTAAACAGTTTGTTCCCACTACTACCGCGAAGCCTACAACCACTGTTGCCCCTACAACTACCGCGAAGCCTACAACCACTGTTGCTCCTACAACTACCGCGAAGCCTACAACCACTGTTGCCTTTACAACTACCGCGAAACCTACAACCACGACTGCTATACAGGTTGCCCCCACCACGACTGCTGCACAGCTTATTCCCACCACGACTGCTATACAGCTTGCCCCCACCGCGAGTGTTAGAAAGCTAGCCTCCGCGGTTGATAGGGAGCCTGCCCCCTCAGCGGTCGCTGCCCCCACCACGACTGCTATACAGCTTGCTCCCACCACGACTGCTATACAGCTTGCTCCCACCACGACTGCTGTACAGCTTGTTCCCACCACAACCAGTTCCACTGCTTCCTCTACAATAAACTGGCTTCCCGTACCCCAAAACACTCAATCAGTAACGTATACCCAAGCACTTAGCACTGCATACCTAAAAATGGGTTCAACATATATGTCAGTATGGGGAGCTTTATATACTGTTTTTCAAAGCTCTCAAAATCAAGCAAATAACGCAATTACTGCTATCCAACCAATAGTATCAAAGACTCCAAATGCAACACCCACTTTTATTGCTCAAACGGTAAACGCGTTCGTTTATTATTATTTAATTTTTAAGGGTAAAAAACCATCAACACCGCCACCAGGAATACTCGCCAGCCAATCTGGCGGTCGTAAAAAGAAAACACGTAGACGCAGCAGACGCCACAGACGCAGAAATTAAATTCTTGGCCCAGTATAGATAAATGGTAAAATATACGCGTAAAATGCGCGGAGGTGCTACGACAACTAAATTCACAGATGCCTTGATAGGCACATACAAAAACATGATAAGTAAGACCCAAAATTTATACAACATAGCGAACAATTGTAATGCAAATGTAAGAGAGGCGTGTAAGATAAGTACGGGCGCGTATTCAATGCCTCTAAGAATAAAGGAGTTTGATGATGCCTACAAGGCGTTCAAGGATACCGTCGAGACAGTTAATACAAGAGTCTCGAGTTTTACTACAACTACGAAGGCTCCGACTACGACCGTAATAAAGACCACCACGACACGGGCTCCGACTACTACGAAGGCCCCGCCTGTACCAAAGACCACGACGACAAAAGCTCCGACTGTACCAAAGACCACGACGACAAAGGCTCCGACTACGACGAAAGCTCCTAGTACTGTCGTAATAAACACTACCACGACTGAGGCGCCTGCTACGGAAACTGTATCAGAGACCGGCACAATGAAGGGTGGTCTTAAGAGTGCTACACGTAGACGTAAGCACTAAGTCTGAACCATAAGTTTCTTAACCAACATTTTCGCATGTTCTACAGCACCCTCCATCCAACATTGGCGGGTGCTGAAGGACTCTCCACAGACATACCAATTCGGATGTTCTGCCTTAAAAGGCTGTATGGCTTGACGGCTCTCCTCATACTGGTCATAATGCCCAGGGAGCCAGTACGACACCCCGTCTTTCCACGGAAACGCCTTGACAAAGAGCGGATCCGGTATTTTGTACTTATCGTGGAAGAGTTTCCGCAAGTCGTCCACAATCTTCTTTCCTAATGCCTTTTCACCCGACTTATCGAGAATTGCCATGAGCGCCTCAGCATCTTCAGAGTCCGTATAGGAAATCTGCAGGGAACCCGTTTTCGGATTTCCAGGAATGATGAATCGCGGAGGCTGAGCCGTGACTGCCTTTTCCATTCCTTCAAACCAGGGTTTACCATCCGAGTCAACAGGGAATGCCGCGTACAGGCGGAGCAGCGGTTTCATGGCAATCTTTTTCAGAGTCGGCCACTTGCTGAATTGTGAAATATGTTTGAGGTTCTCCGAAGGAATCGCAAAGACGAAATGCTTCGCCTGAATTTCTACATCTGGGCGCGATTCACCCTCCGAATGTGGACCCTTCTTGAAGACGGCCGTATCCGAGTCTCGCATTTCGACCAGTTCATGATGATGTAGGATATGGCCCTTGCGATCTTCAAAATCGGCAACCATTCTGGAAATGAGTTCGCCGAGGCCCTCCTTACAGACCACGTACTTCTCGTCAGGACCAAACTCGTTCGCAAAGAGTGTCAGCGCCATATCTGCGCGCAACGTGTTGATTTCAGCACGGTAGGGGTAGCGGTCGCAGAGTGCATCGGTCTCGGCTGGGCCAAACATTTTATTAAAAAGGCTGCGAATCGTCGTTGTTTCCAGGACTTTGATATCAAGATCCTCTAGAGGCGCCATCGTAATTGAGAGGCTCTCACTAAAAAGGTCGGGCTCCACAGGCTTAGCCCCAGATTCCCTGTAGATGCTGTGACCCGTAATGGGAATTGTGCCGAGCCGGTAGCGCTTCAGCAAATCCATGATCAACGTGTGTTTGGTAGAAATCCGGGCAGCCCCCTCCTCCCATTGATAGGCTACCCCTGAAATATCGGCTCGGAAAGTCATGACACGACCTCCGAGAAATTTGTATTTATCGGCAATACATATTTTGAGCCCGCGCCTATTCCTCAGCATCTCCGTGGCCACATATAGTCCCGCGATTCCAGCACCTATAATACATATATCATATGTACTAGACATCCTGTAAAAACGTGTGATTATTTCTAATCGGCCAGAACTAGGGTCGTAGCATCGGCCTTGGTTAAAGGCGTATCGAGGAGAGCCTGTACATTCTCCAGAATCACTTCCGTCTGCGTGGAACTGAATTTCCCCTTGATCTTCATGTTCTCAATCACAAGGAACGTCGGAATACTGCGAACTCCACAGTAACCGGCAGTGTAATCATTCTGGTCAATATCACACTTCAGCCATGTAATCATTGGCGTAGCTGCCTCCAAATCGGCAGAGCGTACCATGCGACAGGGGCCGCACCAAGTGGCCGTAAAATATACAACAACGACCCTCGGAATAGACTCACCAGCCTCTAATGGCGCACGACCAATCATCTTCTCAAAATGTTCCTGTTTCATCAGAAAGCGCATTTCGTCTATGTTTGAATATGGGGCTTGTTTTTAGGCACGCTTCTTAGTCGCGTTCGCTTAGGCACGCTTCTTAGTCGCGTTCGCTTAGGCACGCTTCTTAGTCGCGTTCGCTTAGGCACGCTTCTTAGTCGCGTTCGCTCAGGCACGCTTCTTAGTCGCGTTCGCTCAGGCACGCTTGGATCGTGCTAATCCAAGAGCAATTCCCGTAGCCGCTATAAATCCTAGAACCGACAGGAACACCTTGTCGGCCCCCGTAACCGCGGTGCCCCCCGCCTGTATGGGCCCATCAGCCACGGCAAGTTTATCAATAAATTCAGAAAGAGGGGGCAAGCCACCACCGCCCATAAGCGGAACCCCTGCCACGGCCGCCAATGGAGCAGCAGTAGGACCCAGTGCCACCGCTGCTAGACTTCCCAGCGCCGAAACACCCAGCATAGAACCACTACCAACCGAAATCCAGTTACCAACAGAAGGTGATATTACACCCGGAATGACCGCCTGTAGAATCTGCCCACTTCCAGCCACTGTAGCCAAAAAGAGGTTAACAAACGTGCTCGTCAGATTCCAACTGCTATTTTTTCCTCCACCGGAAGGAATAAACGGTAAAGGTACAATCGGTTTAAAACCATGTGCTTGAAAATCCGTGTAGTTCAGCATCTGTATCACATCAAATATGTACCAAGGACCGAGTCCCGCTAAAACAGTCATCCAGGTACCCTGTAAAGAAACGGGCAGGTAAGCAGCAAGAAATGTCATCAGTAGCACGGAAATCACCACAGACGAAAGTTTCATGAAAGCATTGATAGGCTGATTCACGGCTACAAGATTCAAGCCAGCGATGCCCGTGATCGGGAAAACTGTTAAAAACATGAGTGTAACATATCCAGTCATTCCAGTCAGAGGAAATCCCGTTAAAAGTTTTTGAAGTGTCCCTGTTACTCCTGTTGTTCCAGGTATTGCTGTCGCAGCCAAAGCCGACATCCTATATACCCCTCAGACCTTATATTTTGAAAAGGAGTCCGCCAAATCCATTGACAATCCGAAGAATGTTATGATTTGTTGCGTACACCCGAATATTGGAATTGCCACGAGGAGGCACATAACTCGGATCCGTGATAGCGAGTGTCTGAGGAGGATCCGGCCGAAGAGCCACCTGTATTTGTATGGAGTCGATACGACTGGCATTCATTGACCCTGAAGGCTGTAAATCTTCCGGGCGTATGGCAAAGGAGTATGTGTATATGTAAGTATCGGTCGGTACATTCGTGTGAAATTGGTACGGCTGGACAAGGCGGAAATAACCGGCATCACGGACCTCAAAGCGGTCATAACCGTCCAGCTGTAAAATAGCCTGCTGTAACATGTCCAGCGAATTGCCGATCTCGCGCCCAGACGTAGGCGAATAGTTGAACCATTCATTCGTAGTTTGCATGATATCGCGCTGAATTACCCAGATGAGTTCACGGACTGGCTGATTGAATTCAAGCGGAACCACGGCCGTAAGTGTCCCCGATGGAATACTGATACGCGGAGTGTACTGAATCTGCTCAATCAGGTACTCGTGGGAATTTGACACAAACCGACGTCTCTCTTCGACATCCAGATGAACGTAGTCGCCATACATGCGCAAATCAATAATACTATTTGAAACTACAGGAGGAGGGTCGGGGCACGTTTGACCCGCGGGTATTGCTCCATAAGTTGTAATCAACTGGTTCAAAGACCGGAGTTTCAGATTAATACGAATGGGGTGGTATTGCAGGGCGAGCAGAGGAAGGTACAGCCCAGGATTCTTATTGAACCAGAATTTTAGCGGAATGTACAATTTCACGGCTCCATAGTTGTAGGTAGATCCGCCCAAAGACACAGCGTTGTTAATCACTTGCGATGTAAATGGGGGCGGGACGGTTCCAGGATAACTGTAAATCATGTTGTTTAATCCATCCTTAAGTCCCGGGGGAGTGGTTAACTTAGACCATACGTCGAGCCATTCCCCGGTCTGTTTATCAATTTCCTGCTCTCCAATTTCTACAGACACCTCCTCAATAATTGCGTGTCCAAGTGATGTAACATAATTCGCATTTGTCGTGGTTACACCCTGTATATCTTGGGGTGTAGTATACTTAATTTGGGGTAGAGTAATTTCCAAGAGGAGCGGGCCGAGCAAGTCTCCACGCCGAGGAATGATACATGTCAAACGTTTTCCGAAGTCTGGATTACCATCAAAATAAATTGACTGCGATTCAATGGCAAAATTCGTGTAACGCCGGTATACCATTTTAAACCAAGTAATTTGCGGATTCCCTGTTAAGTATACATCCTGTTTTCCCACTGCTACAAGTTGTAATAGACCACCTCCCAGCGTCATTCTACAAGTATTCACTACTTATTTTTGTAGGTTAGGCGCGTAGTTATAAGTCTCCACTTATATACTATAATCAATAAGAAGAGAATGACAACACCAAGTCAGACTACAAGTTTATTTTCACAACTAATATATACAACCGATTCAAACACACAACTTCCAATTTCTTCAGGTCTAATACAGGCTGCCGATGGACAGGGGACCCGTGTATGGAATTCTGTATTTCAGGTTCTTAGTACCCAGGGAGCGAATGAGAACTTTCCTTTGATCTACCTACCGTCTACGCTTCAGAGCCTGTCAAATGCCTCAGGAACCGGTCCAACGGGTCAAGCCGCTGGTCTGTTTTCGTGGATTACGAATGGTCTTACTGTGGTCAACCCGGCAACAGTACAGAAGCCGAGCTCTGCCATTCAGGCCTGGGATGCAAACGCGTATTCCGTGGAAGGATTTCGGCAGGCGGCGTTCATAACTTTTCAGACGGCACAAACAAACGCGCAATGTGCTGTCGGTTTCAGCGAAACGCCGGCAACAAATACCAACTACACCAACATACAATACGGATACTTCTGCGATTCAAATGCGAGTCTGAGTATTGTACAAGGTGGAATCAGTCAGAGTACACTTGGAGGAGGGTATCTTTCTACGACGCAACTTGGAATACAATACAATGGTGCCACCATGATTTATTACAGGGATACGACGGCTGTTTACAGTACCTTGCGTTCGCAGGGTAATCCGCTATATCTCAATGTGGCAATTCATGATCCGAATGCTTCCGTAAAAAATATACATTTTGGTCCTCTCGGCGGAATCGGACCCTCAGGAACAACCGGTGTGACAGGACCTACTGGGCCTAGAGGTTTCACGGGAGCAACGGGTAACACAGGAGCAAGCGGTGTCACAGGACCATCAGGAAGAACGGGTGCCACTGGTTCTATTGGTAGAACTGGACCGACTGGTCCAACGGGTAATACAGGTCCAACTGGTAAGACAGGTGCTACTGGTGCTACAGGGCCTATTGGGCAGTCTGCGAACACATATGGATACATTCTACAGAGTATAACAAGTGCCACGCCAATCAATGGAGAATTTTCAGTAGATACAGGTGATTTGACGACCATTTCAACAATGAAAATAAACGCAATTGATGCAGCTGGAAACATAAAGAGTGGATTTTTTGCTAGACTTGGTGCTGGTTCCATCGTACATCTTATCGACACAACAAATGCTGATGAACATATTTATTCAATTAATGCTACAAATAACTATTTTACTTGGTGGGAGTTTGATATATCATACTTGACAGGCGGGATAGTTGCCCCCATTGTAGGAACAAGTTACCTCATTTCCTTTGATACTGTCGGTGTACAGGGTGATACCGGATCAATTGGTCCTACTGGTAGAACTGGACCTACAGGTAACACGGGTCCAGCTGGAACGGCTACGAACACTGGTGCCACTGGTTACACGGGGCAAACGGGCATGACGGGTCCAACTGGTAAGACGGGGCCAACCGGTTCAACGGGGCCAACGGGTATGACGGGTCCTACTGGATCAACCGGTACGACTGGTTGGACGGGTGTAACTGGATATACGGGTAGGACGGGACCGACTGGTTGGACAGGAGCAACAGGTGTGACCGGTCCCTCTTATTTTGGAGGAAACCTGGCAACAGCAGTCTATTACTGTTCATCTAATATCGTATCTTACACGGGTACAAATGTAGTGTATAATTCTTATGATTCCGAATTTTCTACAGGTTCTCTTACCG